ATACGACCATATTCTTCTACAGTATCTGCATCTATATTTTCTAAAGACCTACCCAAATCCATTTCTTCCTGTATTAATTTACTTTTTTCACCAAGATTTCTACGCTTACAACACATATCCAGTGTTAAACTTTTACGTATACCACGATTTAAAATATATTCACCTAACATTGTATCATATACTTTTCCTTCATATTTAAATCCTGCTTCTAACAACCACTCTAAATCAAATTTTATATTGTGTCCAACTAATAATGTTGTCTTATCTAATACCGCCTGTATTTTATAATAGCAACCTTCGTCTACCCTTTGGGTATGGTTTGTAAAATAATACTCATCATTAATTCCTACACTTACCAAAATATTCTTTGGATTAAAAGGCAATGGATCTTTACCACCATGTTTTGTTGGTTGATAAGATGTTTCTACGTCTACTATTGATATCATATTCTGTTATATAGTATACTCTTTACACTTAGATATGTCAATTTTAAAAAACTTTTCACCTCTTTTGACATATTTATTTTTATTTTCTTCAATCGGTGAATTTAAAATATCCTTTTCTTTTACTAATAAACATCTAGTAAATAACTTATTAATACTGATATACTCACAAATATTATTAGTAAAAAATTTATTTTTTCGATAGGGTATATTCAAAGTATCAAAAGGAAACTTATTATCGTTACCCCAATTATGCCTCACTTCAACTTCCACAGTTTTAATTAAAGTATTATCTTCATTAAATAATTTTAAATCCACTCCATATTCTGTTCCTTCTACAGTTTTAATATTACTACCGTAAATTTTTTTTAATATAGAAGTGGCAAACTTCTTCCCCTTTTTATCATTCTCTCTCCAAAGCTTTTTATTAAATTTTTTAGTTCTATTAATCATCATACCTGCTTATATATCTATCAAGTTCAACAGATGGATCTCCATGCCACCCTGTTATTTTATTCTTACTCACATTTAATATCCTTGTAGTAATAGTTGGATCATTGGAAGTTCTGTTACCAATACCAATAATTAAATCTGCTTCAGCAGCTTTACCTGTTTTAGAATTTTCCATCATAGCAAATGAAATATGATCACGATCGTGGGCTTCAGCAGATGCCTGTGATATAGCTATCACTACACAGTTTCTTCTCTTAGCTATCTCTCTTGCACTAGTATAAATAGCCCTCAACTTTTCATCCGTTCTTGCATAAGTGCCTGATATATTAATCTTATCCAGTTGATCAATAATAATAATATCAGGTTTATATTTTTCACAATGACTATCTAAATCTTGAGTAGTCCAATCAACAGTATCAATCATTTTAATATTATCTTTTATCTTTTTCCATTCTTCATGTGTTCCTTTTTTATCTTCAATAATTTGTTCCTTATTTAATCCAGTAAAACAACTAATGGCTCGCATCTGTGTACGTACAGCAGGTTCTTCATTTATAAAGGCATGTATAATAGCACCTTGTTCAGCAAAACCTTTAGGTCCAGCAACAAGACTCACCCAAAAAGCAGTTTTACCCACCTCAGGTCTTGCAAATACAATCACTAAATTTCCAGGTCCAACACCATTAATATTTTCTTGTAATCTCATTAAATTAAATTGCCATTTACTTGTTATATTTAATTGTTCAATCAGTTCTTCTATGTTATCTGTAACTGCATCTAACTTTTCATCAGGTAATCCCTCTTTATGTTTTTCAATAATTTTATTAATAATATCAAACTCAGCAGGTTTACCATTAAATATTTCTGTAGCTTCTATAGCTATACGCTGTGCCACATCTCTTTGTGACATGATATTAACAATATCTTTAGCAATAGCTTCACTAGGTTCTGTTGTTTCTTTGATGTCCTCAACAAGTTCACTGAATTGTTCCTTGGCTGCACGAGTAAGTGCTGGATTATAGACTCCTGTGTGTAGGGTATACAATTCATCAACACTTAAATCGGCATCGTACTTTTCATGTGCCTTTTGTATAGTTTCAAACAAAGCACCGAAGCTACCCTGAAATACATTCCTAGATATTTGTCCTTTGTATTGAACATAGAATTTTTTATTCAACATTAACTTAAGTATTTGTTTCTCTATCATGTTATATTTTCCTTATCTATGTTATAGTATTTTATGATTTCCCTTTTATCTTTTTCAAGAAAACAAAAGATATAATATTTTTTTTCATATTCAAGTAAAGTTTTATGATTGTGGGGCTTTCCGCTTTCTTCATCTAGTATATTTTTTTGTAAATAATTCAATGCTGCTTTTTTGGAATTACAATTTTTTATTGTGTAACACATACTAGGTGCATACTCAGGAATCATCCATGATTCAACCTCAACATCATAGCTCATAAGTAAAAAACATTTCATATAAGTCCTAACTTTCTCATTCGATTAATTTTATCTTCAACTTCATGGGCTAACCTTCTATTGTCCTGCCTCAATTCACAAATTTCTTTTTCGGCTTCTTGTCGTAGCTTATATTCCTTCTTGTACATCTCTTCCCAATTAGTCTTATTTTCCATAGAACATTTCCTTTATTTCTTCTGTTTTAAAATATTTTAAATCATCTGTTAGTGTTTTAACATGAACATTTTCAAATCCACCGAGCCTTAATTCACTGGCTATCTCAAATGATTTGGTTGTTGCATCCCTGTCTAATGCCACATATAAATTCTTGTAGGAATTTAAAAATTTTTTATGGGATTGCTTTAATGACGTACCCATAATAGAAACTCCTGTAAGTATATTAGATACAGCACAAGCAGAAGCACAGTCTTCTACAATAACTGCATCATCACATATACCACATATAAAAGGCACATCCTTATTAGCATACATATACCACTTAGGATATGTTGCTGAACTCAATGCCCTGCCTATTGCTCCAACATGTTCATGTGCTTTGTGTTCATTCCTAATTAAGAATACAACTCGATCCTGTTTTACATCATATTTAATATCGGCTCTACCCCAAGACCATGCTTCCCAACAATTGTTTTTATGTAGGTACATCATGGCTTTCTCATTTGAATGTACGGATTTAAAACTGTCAGGTAAATAAAATTCTGTATCTAAACTTTCATCTTTCTGTTTGAATGTTGTATTAACGTAACTCATATTTTTCTCTCCTTGCTTCCTACCTTTAGCAGTACATGACGCATGGAAACAATACCAACCTATACTACCATCTGTTGTATTAACTGTAAGAGTATTCTTGTTACTACAAAAAGGACAATCCATTCTCATCTCTGTATCTGGTGGAATTAATAGTCCCTCGACCACTGCTAGTTGTTGTTTAAAATTCATTTAAAATATTTATTGCCACCTTTTTTTAATAATCTAACATGCGTAATATTATAATTATTATTTTCAGTAAATTTATAATCTTTACTTTGCATATCTCTTTTTAATTCCTCGTAATATTCTTTAACTTCACCAAATATAATCTTTTCATATAATACACGTATTTTAGGAAAGTATACCCAATCTGTACCAGGGAATCTAAAAAGATTTTTAAATTTAGCTACATAAATTTGAAGATTTTTATTTTTAGCTGCAGGAATTTTAGTATTAATAATAAATCCCCAATGTCTCCATGTGACAAAAATTTTTCTATCACCTTTATCTATATTATCTTTGTCATATTTTAAAAGACTTTTAATTTTACTCATAATATTACTTCCAGCTGTTGACTAAAATTCATACCCAAGTACCTAAAATATTTTCTTTTTCTTTTTTTGTATTATTAGAATCTTCTTCATAGGTAATTGTAAATCTTGTACCAGAATAAAAAGTATCTGATTCTATTTTTGCTAATCCTTTATCCATATGCAATGCTAATGTATCTTCAAGCATTTCTATGGTTGGCTCTGTATTAAATAACATTTCAGTTGTACCAAATATACCAAAGCCATAAAATCTAATTTTGTATTTTTTCATTCTCTTTTTCTATACCACACTTTTGTTTATTTGTCAAGTGCTTTTGTTTTTTTCTGTACTTTATTATTTTTAATGGTGGGATAGTCCCATCGTGATACTTTGGGTTTTCTTTCTTTAAGTTTGTCCAGTAAGACGGGTGTTTGTATTCTATTGTCATAAGCAAATGCCTCCGTATTTTGTGCGTTAGCTCCTATATAATTTCTTAGCTTTTACTTTTTGTTGTATGTCTAATCTAAATTTTTTACCTAACCTAATAAGAAATTCTGCGTATTCATGTGGGTAGTATTTATATTTTCCATAGTCTTCCTTGTCTAGAGACCTAAGTTCAATCTTAATTAGATCTCTGATTGTACATTTTTCTTTTGTGTTTAAGTTCATTTCTCCTCTTCTTCCCCCTTGCAATAATCATCATAATTGATTTGATAGGTAGCTGGGGGTTTTTTATATTTTGTAAAAACCAATCTCCAAATCCAAGACCTAGTGATAGACACAACTGTAAATATTAAGGCAATCCCCATACTATC